ACCAAAACCTGAAAATAGTGAATTTGATTGTTTTGGTTGTTCATCATAATAATTAACAATATCCGATGTGTTATCCCGAGCTAGGTCGGGATTTTTTATTTAAAGAGGTATTTATTATTATGTCTAATATCATACAAGAAGAAATTCAAAAAATAAGAAAAATGATGCTCTCAGAGAACATGGTTCAAGAGGGGGGTGAAAAAAAGTTAAAACAAACTTTAGACATTCTAAAAAAGAAAAAGAAAGTTTTATTATTAAGTTGTTCAAATAGATATAATTGGGATGAGAAAAATATAGATGTTCCTAAATCTAAAATCTTAGCAATGTACTTAAATGAAGAACTTGGTGATAAGTCAGTTTTTATTGATGTTTCTGAATTAAAAATATTTCCTTGTGAAGGGAATGTGTCAAGGGAAGAAGGTAATAGTTGTGGTATTTTAAAATCTTTACTTAAAGATGATAAAAAAAATCCTTCAGGATATCATAGATGTTGGGCTAGTTTAAATAATAAGACAGATGAACTTTGGAAAATTTCTAAAGAACTTTTTGAAGCAGACGCTGTAGTATTTTTTAGTTCTGTAAGATGGGGACAGGCAAATATGTTCTACCAAAATTTAATTGAAAGATTAACTTGGATTGAGAATAGACATGCTACTTTAGGTGAGAAAAATATTGTTGAAGGTATTGAGACAGGGTTTATCTGTGTTGGTCAGAACTGGAATGGTGAGGATGTAACTAAAACTCAAATGAAAGTACATGAGTTCTATGGATTTGAACCTAATAAGAAACTATATTGGAATTGGCAGTACACTACTGATGTTTATGACGAAAGCAAATCTTCTTACAAAAAATCCCACAAAAAATTTATTGACGATATGGGATTATGAAATTGGTTATTATAGGTACTCCCCCAAAGGGAAACCAATAATTGATTGTATAAGTTATTACCCTATTAATGATTTTATAAACGAATATCTACTTAAACAAGAATTTGTAGAATTTGAATATGATAATGAAACTCCAAAAACTATTGAGTGTAAAATTATTGTTTTGATATAAATTTAATCGTTCAGTATTTATTTGATATGGCAAATGGTGTAACATACGGTAATACTTTTCCTTTTAAAGATTCATTAAATGGTAAATTTTTGGATTTATCGGACACAAGTGAAGAAGAAATTAGAAGTAGTTTAATACATTTATTACTTACAAGAAAGGGTAGTAGATACTTTATGCCAAACTTTGGGACAAGATTATATGAGTTTATTTTTGAACCACTTGATAGTCCTACTTTTGACCAAATAGAAACAGAAATAAAAGAAGCGGTTGAGACTTACATACCAGGATTAACTATTACTTCAGTTAAAATTGAACCTGCGGTCGCTACTCAAGATACTTTACAAATTAATAATGAGTCGGCGACTGAATTTAATTTTACTAACACTCCTGAAGTTGAGTACACTGCTAAAGTAAGAATAAATTATAATATTACAAATAATGTATTTAATACACCGGGGTTTGTAATTATTAATATATAAAACTATGATATCATATACTACAAGAGATTTTCAGGCAATTAGATTAGAGTTAATAAACTATGTTAGAACTTATTATCCTGATTTAATTCAAAACGTAAATGATGCATCTGTTTTTTCTGTTTTACTTGATTTAAATGCTGCGGTTACCGATAACTTAAATTATCACATTGATAGAAGTTTACAAGAAACTGTTTTACAATTTGCACAACAACCAAGTTCACTTTATAATATTGCTCGAACCTATGGGTTAAAAATTCCTGGAATGAGACCTTCAATTTCATTGGTTGATTTCTCAGTACAAGTTCCACCATTTGGTGACGCTCCGGCAGTACAATCTAGCACAGGTACATTACAACCACCAGACTCTGCGTAATTCCTAACTTTGATGCTAACAATATATTAATTAACTATACAATTACAAAAAGAGAAGTTGTTATTAATGGTATTACAAAAGTATTCAAAAGAGTTATTAATACTCCTGAAACAAGACCATTTTTTGAATTTTTCTTACCTGAAAAAAATGTATTAGGTGTAACAGGTGTTATTCTAAAAGATGGTACGAATTACAACAATATTCCTTCAGCTCAAGAGTTTATGGATACTACAAACTTAACTAACAAATGGTTTGAAGTTGAAGCTTTAGCTCAAGATAGTATTTTTATTGAAGACCCAACAAAACCACAGGATGAAACAGGTGTTAAAGTTGGTCGTTATTATAAAACAAATCAAAAGTTTATTACTGAATATACTCCACAAGGATTTTTAAAATTAACTTTTGGTGGAGGAAACACATCTTCAGATGAATTACTAAGACAATTTACCACTAATGGAACTCCTTTAGATATTTCAAAATATCAAAATAACTATTCTTTAGGTTCAACTCTTAAAGGTAATTCCACATTATTTGTTCAGTATCGTGTTGGAGGTGGATTGGTGAGTAATCTTGGGCCAGGCTCAATTACTCAACTTGGAACTGTAAACTTTAATGTATATGGTAGTGACCAAAATAAAGTTACTGCGGTAATTAATTCTTTATCTTGTAATAATGTATTACCTGCGATTGGAGGGGCAAATTATCCAAGTATTGAAGAAATTAGAAATTTAATCACATTTAACTTTGCGGCACAAAACAGAGCAGTTCAAATGGAGCATTGACTGAAACAATTTCTAATACATTAAAAACTAACATTGCTACCTATTTGTCAAATTACAGAATGATGAATGATTATATTCAGGTTCTTCCGGCTCAAGTTATTGATTTAGCATTTGATATTTTTATTGTTCTTAATAGTTCACAAAATCAGGGCGTTGTAATTTCAAATATTATATCAAAGATTAATACCTATATGAGTCCAAGTAATCGAGGTATGGGTGAAAATCTTTATATATCACAATTGAGAGCATTAATACAAAGTGAGGAAGGTGTTATTACTGTTGCATCTATAAATGTTTATAACCGAGTTGGTGGATTATATTCATCATCACAAGTTTCTCAATCATATTCTAATACAACAACAAAAGAAATTAAGGTTATAGAGGATACTATTTACGCTGAACCAAATCAGATTTTTAATGTTAGATTCCCTGATAAAGACATTAAAGTGTCGATTAAAAATCTAACAACAGTTAATTTCAGTTAACATCATTTATTTTTTGAAAATCGTGTGTAAACTATTTATTAAAAAACACACATGTCTTCATCTTATAGAATTAGAACAGAGTTAGGGATTGATAAAGTAATTCAGGTAAAACTTGAACAAAATTTTGATACACTTGAATTATTATCATTATCAATTAATCCAAACGACACTTACATTAGAGCTTGTGCGGACTACGGAGTAGTTGTTGGTAGAGTTTTCTGTAATAACGGATTTGGTCTACCTAACGCTAAAATATCTATTTTTATTGCTTTAGATGAGGCAGACATCAATGATACTGTAATTAGTACATTATACCCATACAGAACAATTAATGACGTTAATGAAGATGGTTACAAATACAATTTATTACCTTACACACCCTCTTACACAGGACACATTCCTGTTGGGACTTTTCCTGATAGAAATGATGCTTTAACTAATAAGTCAGTAATTCAGGTTTACGACAAGTATTTTAAGTTTGTTGTTACCACAAATGGTTCAGGTGACTTTATGATTTTAGGTGTACCACCCGGACAACACACTTTATTCATGCAAGTTGACTTGTCTGATATTGGTGAGTTTTCATTTACACCGGCGGATTTAATTAGAATTGGTAGAGCAACCGAATCACAAGTCAACGGAGCACAGTTTAAGTTTTCTGAAAATTATAGTGAATTACCACAAATTGTAACAATATGACTTTGACTTAACTGCTGAAGCTCAAGTTACTATTTCACCTACTGCAGTTTTTATGGGTTCATTGGTTTCTACAGTTGATGAAACTAAATTAGGTTATAACAACGTTTACGACAAATGTAAAATCCCAAAAACTATGGGTGACTTGTGTGACTTAACTTCAGGGCCAGGACAAATATTGGCGATTAGACAAAGTTATAGAACTGATAGTGATGGGTTACCTATATTAGAAACAGTTGAGTTAGAAAATGGAGGTAAAGTAATTGATGAGAATGGAACTTGGCTATTAGAGGTTCCAATGAATCTTGACTATGTGTATACCGATGAAGAGGGTAATCAACAAATAACTCAAAATCCTGAAGTTGGTATACCGACAAAAGGTAAGTATAGATTTAAGGTAAAATGGGAACAAGGGCCTGAACTTTCTGAAAGTACTAAAAGAGCTTATTTCTTAGTTCCAAATATTAAAGAATATGGATGGACTAATTCAGACGACCCTTATTTAGATAGTAATTTTAATCAACAAATAGGAATACCTGTATCTGTAAATATCCCATCAAATTCCCCTAACGAAAATGGGGAATATGTTTACTTATCAGAATATTTAAATGAATTTGAAACTAATAAGGTGTATAGACTAACTAATACATTAAACGTCGAAAACTTCCAAATATTCTATTCAAACGGTACTCAATATCTTTCACAAAATATATATCCAGAAGATTTTGCATCTTTATATTTTGTTTATGATAGGATAGACAATGGCTCGGACGCTATTATTAACTTTTTGAAAATTGATGAGGATAGATTTTTACTTGAACAATCATATGCATTTAGTTTAGATTGGACTGACTATGCGAATATATCAGCGGCAATAAATTGTGAAGACACATTTATGGAACTTCAGTATAATAAAGTTTATACTGTCAGTCAGTTGATGGATAGATATGTTTCGGAAAGGAGACCTTGGAATACAACAGGTATTAAAAATATTTTAGATGATAAATGTACTGGGGAATATAATAAATTCCCAACTAATGATGCGTTTTTTAGAGTTAATTTTACATATATAGTATATAACATATTCTTTGAAATTTTTAGATATATTGCAATGATTTTAATGATTATTGCTCACATTTTAGGATTTTTATGGTTAGTTGTTGGCCCAATTTTGGCGGGTATTATCGTATTAATACAGAGTGTTGTACGTGGTATATGTATTGGATTAAATTGGATAAGACGAAGATTAGGTAGACCTGAAAGACCATGTTTAACACCTATAGATGTGTCTAGTTTATTTGCGGGTAATCCTTTTAAAAATCTTGGATTACCATTATTACTTTATACTGAAGATGGATGTGAAAGATGTAATTGTCGATTAGATGACCAAAGAGCCAATTTTGATGCGATTGGACAACCTAATTTATTTACATTATTAAATACAAGTATTTTAATTGACTCAACAGATTTTAGTATATATCAAAGTGATAATATTGAATCTGACTATGTTTCAGGGATTTATGCAGGAAATGTAAATCCAAATCAATACTTTTTATATGATAGATTTCCAATTGTGACCTCAGACATTGAGGTTGAAGTTGAGGTTAATAATAATGAAACTGACATTAAACAAATTTCAAACAACCATTTTTCAACTAATATACCTTTCTCTGAAGTTTTAAATTCTTGGAACAATAAGGGAAGATATTTTACGGGTATTGATATTGAAACTGATTTTGGTAATTTTAATCTGTTTTACGGCTCAACAAGAATGATAGTGTCAATTGAGCCTGATTTGAACAATCCTCAAACAAAATACCATATGGATAATTTTACGGTATTGTTGATTGACCCGACAGCTTCTCCATTAGAAACTGGTAAAATAGTCTCATTCCAAGATAGGGACATGTCTAATGACCCAAATTATTTTTCAGAACAAAGAGAGATATATGCGACTGGTACTACTAGTAATTTATCACATGTTAATATAAGATGGACAAATCCTCAAACGGCTGGTCAGATGATGACAACATATAATATATCAGGATTTGATAGTTTACCTAAAACGACAGGATTTCCATCAGATATTGAATACTATCAAGTAATAACAGGTTGGACAATTGGAGAATATAAACAAATTGCATCAGACGTACTTGGAAATAATAACGCTCCAAAATTTGCTGATTTTTGGAATTATAATATGTCTCATTATGAATGGGCAACTATGGATGAAACATTTAGTTGTTATAGACAAAGAGTAAGGAGATTTG